GAAGGCAAGGTTGTTCTGGTCAACCCCGCCGAACCTCGCCTCTCGGGTTCCCTCGGGGCGGTCAACCCGGATCATGTCTCCGTCATCGGCGTTCAGGATCCGGTCCCCGTCATCATCAGACCCAGCGGCAACTAGGGTGACCGTCTTCTGGCGATCTGACTGCCGCACCAACTTCCGGAAAGAGCGGTTCAGCGCATCGTTGAGATCAACAAGGTTGGCAATGGGGGGAAGAGGCATCAGGTTGCCGCTGACATCCCCAAGGCTCAGGGGGATATACGGCCCGATCTCCGGCCCCTTCCACTCGATCTCCCGGATTGGGGTGTCCATGATCGGGACGCCTCGACCGTCGCAGGGGAAGGTGAAGATCTTGCCCTCGTAGGGCATGTAGATGTCCCACAACTCCAAGACATCCTTGGCCCGGGTGTACGTCGAAGTGCCGTAAGACTGCTTCGAGTCAATCGAACTGACCTTTGCTTCGCCGTACTCGTTGTACGACTGCGTCTGCTTAGGCGTCGGCTTCCTTTCAAACTCGAACGCACCCGAGTCAAGGGCCTCTTCATACGGCAACTCGTATCGGTTGCCTGCAAACTGCATCCCTTCCCAGTGCTTGGAATTCATGTCCAGCACAAGGTCATCCATGTCCACCGCGTCCATGAATGGGAATCCCGCATCATGCAGGTACCCCGGCATCTCGCCAAGGTTCTTGTCCGTGATCCCGATCTTCGCAACGCCGAGGCCGAACAGGGCATCGAACACCACGGTGTTCATCGAATTCTGGAAGTCCATCTCCTTCATGACCTTTGTCATTGCGAGTTGAAACTTCCGAGCCACCGGCCTCAAAGACCTCTTCTCGGTACGGATCCGAACCGACGGGTTTGCCGTGACCAAGTTTCGGCGATAGATCTGAACCGCCATCTCAAGCATATTCACGGGAATACGCTCGCTCGTCGCCTCGCCGTTGTAGTGACGCCCGAGGAATGTCTTCAGGTTTCTAACCCGTTCTTCGCGGAACGGGAGCATTCGCAGGCGGGACCACTCAAACGCCTGAGACAGTTTCTTGAAATCGCTCACCATTGCTTCGCTTTCTTCTTGGCTTCCTGCTGCCTACGACGCCGATACATCAGGGAACCCGGGGTTATCGCTGGCTTCGGGGCCTTCTTGTTGCCCTCGTAGCCCATGGAAAGACAAAGCAACGCATCTGCGGTAGCCCTGTCGCCGTGGTTGAACCGTGCGCCGGAAGAATCTCGAATGCTTACCGATCGAGTGTGTTCAATTCCGCCACCTGCCATATAAACAATCTCAGCACATTCCGCCAATGCTTCTTTCGATCTATTGATAAAAGACTCAGAAAAAATCTGTCTCCGGTAGTTCCCAAAGAGAGTCAACTTGGTTTCCCTCGTCGGAACCCAACCCATCATCTCGCTCTGCTTCTTGATCGACGCCCCCTCCTTGCGTCGATACCAAATCTCCCGGTGGCCCAACTCAACCACCACGTCGCCAAAGATCCGGCCCGGACCAGCGGCCTCCCAGCAAAGCAACGCCGGGAGGCCGTATTGGTCACGAAGCCAACGCGCCAGAGCCACCGCATACTTCGCCAACTGATCAGGCCTCAGATTCGGCACGGCAAACTCGCCGATCTTCTCTCTTGTCTTTCTGTCTCCGATGGACAGGCAAGAATTGCTCGACCCCGTTCCTGTAGCAATATCAATCCCTACCGCATAGGAGCGGTCCCTAGGCATGTCACCGGCATGATCCGGGTGGGCCCACAGTTTCAACCGGCCACGGGGGGAAGGCTCGAAGTGGATGTCATTCATATCGTCCTCGAATACGACTTCGCCCCTGACATAAGGGGCCTTGACGTAGGTGGACTGATATTGAGCCAGCAACTTCAGGTCGAAGAACGTCTGTTGTGATGCCCCGAACGAGATATCCAGTTCTTGGGCAATCTCGGTGGGGCTGGCACATCTCTTGACTTCGCGGTCGTACCACGGACTTCTGGCCTTGCTTCCCTCGTAGTAAAGGCCCTTCGCCTTTGTCGGGTGCTTGGTCCAGTGCAGCCTTATCTGCTTGATCTCTTCGTTCTGTGCGACCGCGTGAAACGCATTGTTGGTGCCATTAGGCGTCGAATTGAAGATTCGGGAGTTCGTTGCATCACGGGTCGCTGCGAGTGCCCGGTAGCCCGCATCAACGTCAAACGCCGCAAATTCATCGAGCCCAATAGCAGTTCTTCTATCACCGCGAGCCACATCGCCCGTCGTTGATTCACCGTCAATCGTGGACCCGTTGTCATGGTTGCTCAATCTCAACTTGGTTCGGGAAAAATTAGGGATCATCCAGCCGGGCAGGTGTTTCATCAGGAAGTCAATCTTCCAGAACAACGCCTTGGGGTTTCCAGCCTTATCGACATAATCCTCATTACGGCTCACAAGCAGGAACGATTCGCCCTGTCGAAACATCCACCGATACAAGAAGACGCCCACCAGAATCCAAGACGCCCCCATATCTCGGCTCTTGCTGATGCAGATGTCGTCGCTGCCGATCGAGTTGTTGATCTCAGTGATCGCTTCGTCTTGGAACCCATAGGTCACCATGGGAACCACGCTTGCTGACAATCTGGGGTCGTATGTGAAAGCGAACGTGTTCCACCAGAAAAGGGGATCCTTGGCACAGAGGGCCTTCAACTCGCGTTGAAACCCCCGGTCAGAACTTGCCTCCCTGATAATCCGCTTGCGAAAGTCAATGTTCGCCAGCAGGTCACGGGGTACTACGGTGTGAAAGTCATTGTTCAATCACTTCGCTCGCAATGGCACGAACTCTGTCCAAAGCCCCAATAAGCCGCTCTTCGTCATCAGCGGCATCTGACGCTTCTTCGATTTCACGCTTTGTAGGGATCACGATCTGCTTGAAGATCTGGGTGTAGAACTGATCGGGGTTCCGGCGAGCCCAGCACAGCATCCCCCAAGCGGCGGTCGATGGGGCATCTTCCCTAGTCGCACCGTCATTCGGCAGATTGTCCGCCACCCACTTCACGTTCGAAACATCGTTGGATGCAATAAGGCCCCCCCGTGGGGCAGTTTCCTGCTCCGACGAGGGGGCTTCGGGGGGAAGGCTCTTCTTCGCTTCTCTCTTGTCCGCCTTTTTCTTCTTCCACTCAACTCTAACCTCTTCGATGATATCCGTCAAGAGGTCTCGGTCGATGCCGAATTCTTCATTCAGGATCTCCTCTCGCTCCAAATAATGGACCTTCCCGTCATTGATTTCCTTGGCACGAGAGAAGTACCGGGACTTGTAGTCCTCCTCTTGGGCATCAAGGAACCTCTTCTTCGCTTCTCTGAACAGTGGATCCATGCGTGCAGTTTATGGACGATGTTGACACTGAGCAAGCATTGTCTGATTTACGCAATTCTGAGATGACCCAATCCACCATCTCAGGGCTCCTCACGATCAACCCAGCCAGTGCGTGTTCAATACACCGGATGTGAGTCTCTTTGAGGTTCAAATCATAAATATCAGCGATTGCTTCAAAAACCTCGTGGATTATGGTCAGGGCCGCAATGTCACCCCTGATGGGCCCAATCACAATCTCATGGCTGGGGAAACTCCTGAACTCCCCAAAATGAGAGAGGTCGAGTTCCTGATTCACAGGAACCCACACCGATCCGATCCAAAGCCTGTCGCTGGGTATTCGCAAGACTAGCCCCCGATGATCTCCCGCTCGATGTCTTCCCAATCACCAGTCCGTACAAAGATCGGAGGAGGCATGTTCTGGTCCTTGGCCTCGTCGGACACCTGCTCCTCAAGGTGGCCCACGATCGCCTCAATGTCGTCCACCGACACAGCACCGTTCATGTCGTCGTCGATCAAATTGCTCAAACGATCAACCGAGTACACCGCAATCTTGTACGAGCCAAGATTCGCCCATCCTACGATCGCTGATTCGATCCCATCGACGATGATCATTGGATACCCCTTCCTCACCAAGGTACCCCAGCGAAACTGTTCCAGCCAGAAGTTTTAGACAGACCGGGGGCCTTTCTCCCAACCTTGGGGCTCTGCACGAGAACCAAGGTCTTGAGGGAGAAACACGGCTCAACACTCGCTAAGTCTGCTGCTGGTTGGGAGACCCGCAATCCCGAAGGACAGCCCTTATGGCGGGGTTTGAAGTACAGCAGATGGGACGCGAGATTTTCGGTCTAAGACCTTCCCAGTGACCAGCCGGTATCTGATCACCACCCTACGGGAACCCGATTAGAACGCCTTTGGTGCAGGACTGAGGCCGGATTGGGTACCGACTAGGCGAATCTCCGAAACCTGCTGACGCTGTTCAGTGCTTCACAACGCCAGATTGAGCCAATACTTAGATGTCTGAAACCGCTGACTGGGCTTTCACCCAGCCAGCAGCATGGAGGAAAGAGATGATCCCTACCTTATCGGCTGATTAGGGGGTGTCAAGTGATACAAGTTGGCAATTTTGTCTCGGGTTGAAGGCTACATTGTATCGCAGCCCCCCCTCCCGGGGTCGCGGTTATAGATAGGTACCCGTTCCTTCTTAGATGGGGGGCTGCTACCTCAGGCTTATCGGACCCACCCTCTAGCCTGTACAAATCCGGGACAATGTCAACATCCAGCCGGGGAATCGTGCGATACTACGTTCGTCGCGGGGAGCGTTCCCCCGGCATTCACCCCGGATCCCACCTAGCCTAGGTGGGACCGACACCCCGCCACCTAGCCTAGGTGGCACCATTGGAGTACGGCATGAACAAGCCGAAGATGATCGAATCGAACGTGGTCGCAACGTATGTCTCACTGGAGGTCGCGAAGCGGGAGCGTATGCGAGACCTGTGGGAGATCGTGGGAGACATGGCCGAATGTGTCGCGTCGGAATGGCGCGATGAGAAGATCGAGGAGATCAAGGCCTGCGGCGCGAGCCCGAAGACGTTCCGCAACGAATTCAACGTGGTCCTCGCCATGGGGCCGCTCGTGGATGAGGTCGGGGAACACCCCTACGCTTTCACCCCGCAGATGCAGAGCGTCGTTCGTGACGTTGCGAAGACTCTCCCGAACCCGGACGATCTCGCGTTGGCCTACTCGATGGTCGTCCAGACGTTCCCGGAGATGGGCGGGGATGCGATTCGGGCCCGCATGGATCAACTCGTCCAGCCCGACCCGGACGCCCGGCTGAAGGCTGCCATTGAGATGATCAAGGCGAACGCCGAGTCTCCCCTCGTGAAGGACGCGGGGATCATCTGCGCCTGACCTAGCCTAGGTCAATGTCAACAACCCACGAACCACGGGAGGCCTACCGGCTTTCCGTGGTCTTCGCACCCCGATGTCCGGGGTGTTTTCATTCCCGGCCTAGCCTAGGCCACCATTGGAGATCGCCATGTCGATCAGCATCATGTCCGAGTCGGAGTACGCCCAGCAGCGGCGTGCTGAAACCCTCACGCCCACCGAGCGTGAGATCATCGAGAAGACCGCCGAGACCCCGGCGTTCATCAGCAGTGTCAACGCCGAGGTCGAGGAATACATGCCGTTCTTCGCCGAGGACGCCGAGGACGCCGAGATCACGGAGATGATCGCGGCGATGGGGGTGAACCGATGAATGGCCTCAGCATCATCGGAACTAAGCAGATCTCCGACAGTGTCATCGTCCAGTTGGGCCGCACCGGCGACGGTGTGTGGATGGTCTGGACGGAGCGCAATGGCAACGTCGAGGACAAGTTCAAGACCGACCGCGAGTCGGATGCGTGGGGCCAGTGGGGCCTCCGCATCGCAGCACTGAAGGATTGACATTGCGGCCTAGCCTAGGTCAGCGTAGGCCTAGGCTAGGTCGCTCATCATGAAGGAAAGAATCATGAGAAACACGAGTACACCGGATGCACCGGCAGGAATGCCCGCGCTGAACACTACCGTCGCGACCTTGCTTGGTCGCATTCACCCCGAGCCGGACTACTGGTGGGACGAGGCGCACGGAGGCGGGGGAGAGATCCGGGGCTGGTCTCCGGAGCATGATCAGGACGTGTGCTGGGTTGAGTGGTCGGTGTCTACCACCGATGACGTACCGACCGGCATCACAATTACATTCTACCCCGGGGGGTATGACTGTAATTGGAGCGTCGAAGAGTTGGGCGGGACGACGATTGACATCTCCTCGTCATCCCAGATGAGCAACAGCGGACTTCGCATGTGGGATAGCGGGGTCATGGAACACATGGTCAGCATCGCAACCAGAATCAGGAAGGACAACCACCGATGAGTGATATCACACAAGGCCCGCTCAACGGCGAATGGACGCGGGGCGAGTTTACCCCGGTCTGCATCAGCAACGGAGAAGTTCGAACCCGCGTGGAGTTTCACCAGTGGACGCCTTCCGAGATCGAAAAGGTCAAGGCGTATAAGGACTCGGTAGGCGGAATCGCTTGCAGCAGGTCAAGACTAGAAGCGGCAGACGCCATGCTCCGGAATGTAACTTTCGGTTTGGATGGTGACGCTAGGGACATGGCGAATCCGGAGCCCTACTTCGGCAGGAAGTCATTCGATTGTGTCAACAAGGCGAAGCAGTACGCCGCTCAGATCTTCGGGCACATCCCAGAAGAACCGGCCAACCGATGGATCGTCATCGGATCGGACGGTGAGTGGTCCACTACATGCGGCGTGTCCTGTATCAAAGTCACGCCGGAACAGTTCGTGAAGATCTCGCGGGGTGACATTCGCCCCGACGATGCGTTCGTACTTGAGGAGCATGGTCTCCCCGAGTGACCTAGCCTAGGCCAAGTCAGTTCATACCCCGGTGACACTGTGTCGCCGGGTTTCATTTACATCGCAACACAAAGGAATCATGCGATGAACATCTCGTTCGAGAACCTTATCAGTGGGTACAAGCCCCTCACCTCCCTGCCCTTCGCCCTCCCGATGGACATCCCCGGGCTCGGGGTTGTCAAGGGCGACACCTACGTCATCACGCTCTCCCCGTATCACAAGCGGGGCAACAACTCCATGTATGTCAACATCTTCTCGGCTTACGAGCCGAAGGGGGTCAAGAAGCATGACCGCATGACGAATGCGGGTGCTGCAATCAAGATCGCCGAGAAGCGGGGCGGGGTCTGGGGCATGGACATTGTCAGGTGCGGTAGTGCCACGCCGCAGGAGTTGGAGTTGGTCATGGAATATCTCCATGACGCCAAACTCACCGACCATTCGGGTACGGAACGCAGAATCACGGCCATGTCATTCTTGGAACTGCTGGAGTTCACGCATCCTCCCCAATTCCAGCCTTACCTTGAGACTCTGCCCGCCCCCTCGTACCGGGCACTGGCAATGCGATGGACTGGCGACTCTGCGGTGAAGGCTCCCCGCAAGATTGACGAGTGTGTCGCTGCAATCTGTAACGGGACTGGCTACGTCAAGCCTCACCCGGGGTATCACCGCACATGGGTCCATGCGTCGTGCCCGCACAATCTTCTGGGCCCGGGCTCTGCTTGGGCTGTCCTTCCGGTCATCACGCACCATGCCAACGGTGCAGTGTCAAAGAATATGTCGCCGCAACCGCAGGCCCCGAACACCACCGCTCCGGTGAAGCCCGCCACCCCGGTGACTCCTGCCCCGAGCAGCACGGCGTCGATCGCCGAGCAGATCGAGGCATTGTCAGAGCGTGCGGCTCAGGCGGATGTTCTCGCTAGCCGTGTCGATGAACTCATCGAGGAGGTCAACACTCTCAAGAACAGGCCGCAGGTTGTGATCAACACGACCCCGAACTTCACGGCCAATGGCAAGGTTGACATTGCGGGCACCGAGTTGCCGCACTTCGACCTGTCTCCCGTTGGCGAATGGTCAGTGCCGCAGATCTCACCGGCCTATGACCTCACGGGCTGGGGTGCCGAGTTCAGGTGCGGCGACTTGCACCACGACTTCACGCTTGGCCATGTGATGAAGGCCATTCTCAGTGGCACTCCGACCAGACTCATCGGTCCTCCCGCAACGGGCAAGACCTCTGGCATTGTGCAGGCCTGTGCCCACATGGGCATCCCATGCCGCATCATTCAGTGTGGCAAGGGTCTCACCGAGTACACGTTGCTCGGCGAGCAGACCATCGAGGGTGGCTCAGTGGTGTGGAAGGATGGCATCCTGCCTAGCCTAGGTCGCAACGTCGCAGCCGATGGGCCTTCTGTGATTGTGTTCGACGAGATCGACCACCTCACTGCGCCGATCCAGTCACTACTGCACGGTGTACTGGAAGGTCGCACCCTCGACCTTCCGAATGGCGAGAAGGTCATCATCCCTGAGAATGTGATCTGTGTTGCTACTGCCAACACTTACGGCACCGGGGACACGACGGGCAGACACTCCGCTGCAAGTGTCTCCGACGATGCGTTCATCTCACGGTGGACTCGGACATTCACTGTTCGGTATCTCACCGAGGATCGGGAGCGTGAACTCTTGGCAGCACACGGTGTCCCTGCCGAGCGGATGGATGGCCTGATGCAGTTTGTCACGGGCAGCAGAACGCAGGCCCGTGAGATTGACGCGGGCACCCTGAGCGATGGCGTCCGTACCCCGGTCACCCTGCGTACCTTGCTCCCCCTCGCCGCTGAGTGTGCCAATGGCGGTGACTTTATCCCTGCGTTCCTGTCCACCGTGATGGGGCAGTTCAGTCCGGACGAGGCAGGCCATGCTCGCGAACTCGTCCGATCCTGCATGTCGTTCTGACCTAGCCTAGGTCGAAAGGAAAGATGACCATGAATATCAAGTACAAGACCGCTACCGTCTTGGCGGGCCTCGCCAAGTTCTACTCTCGCAAGAATGTCCAACTCCTTGCAGGCTCAAGTCCGAAGACTAATGGCAGCACCATCTGGGTTCCGACCCTGCCCGCCGAGTTGACATTGAAGCAACTCCGCACGCTGCGGTGCTACATTGACCACGAGGCTGCACATATTCGCATGGGCAGTTTCAAATCGTTTCGCAAGCAACGCCCCGATGGCAGGGGTATGCCCAGCCTAACGGCCATGGTTCACATGGAACAACACTTCCCCGGATCCGTGGGCAAGATGGTTCTGAATGCGCTGGAGGATGCTCGCATCGAGCAGCAGATGGCCGATGAGTTTGATGGCGTGGACTTCACCGAGATGCACGCTGACTTCTGCGAGGAGGATCTTGGCGAACCCACCGAGATGCGTGCCCTGATTCACATGCTCTATCTCAACAGTCGTCTTGGCTGGGGGCATCACCCTGCTTGCGAATACTGGGAGGGTGTCCTCGACAGTGTCAAGCGTGAGATCATGAAGGCCCACAAAGCGGATTGCGTTCGTGCCATCTACGACATTGCGATCAAGGTCATGGAAGCCCTTGCTTCTGCCCCTCCTCCCCCCGAACCAGAAGAGGAAGACGAGGGCGATGGAGAAGGCGAGGGGGCTGATGTCAACGAGACTTCAGAGTCAGAGTCAGGCGAGGGCGAGGGTGACGAGTCCGACTCTGACACTGATGACGAGTCGGGCGATGGCGGAAACTCTGACACTGATGACGAGTCGGGCGATGACGGAGACTCTGACAGTGATGGCGAGGGTGAGGGCGAGGATGGCGATGAGAGTGATGGCGAGTCGGGCAACAGTACCGGCGAGGCCAACGAGTCATCCGGCGAGGGTGGTGAGTCCAATGCCACTGGTGACAGTGAGGGTGATGCCACCGAGACGGGTTCTGGCGGTGGAGGCCCCTCCTCTCCGGCAAAGCCATCTTCTCTCCATGAATCCTTGGAGCAACGCAACCCTGATGACTCCGCTTCGGAATCTACAGGCAGCGGGGCGATGGCCGATTCGCTCAAGCCTTCGGACGGTGAAGAGACCATGTCGCCTGAGGCATACACGGACGCCGGTGGTACCGCAAAGCATCGGGACTATGTAGATGAGCCCGACCCTAATTGGGCCGCGAATTCACCCTATGCCAAGGGTTCTCTCAAGGGTTCAATGCTCGGCAGGCTCATCAAGGCCAAGATTATCTCGCACCAGAACACGGGCCACACTCCCCCTCGGTATTCAGGCAGCAATGTACACCGGGGCAACCTCGCCAAGTTCGCATCGGGCATGACGGGGCGTGTACTTACACGCAACATCGAGGAGGAGGATGTCAGTGCTGACGTTGTCCTCTGCCTCGACATCTCGGGCTCGATCGGTTACGCGGCATACGAGGGCCTGTTCAATACTGCGGGCTGCATTGACCGGGCTCTCACCATGGGCGGTGCATCTGTTGGCGTCATCTTCTTTGGCGAGAACATCGTGACCGCCAAGCCGCTGTCCACCAAGCCTGCCAGAAGCCTGCGGCATCCGGCACAAGAGGGCAACACCGACACTGGCAATGCCATGATCACCGCATCCGAGATGCTTGCGGCGGGCAGCGGCAATCGCAAGATCTGTGTTGTGCTTACTGATGGACATCCGGGTGCTGTGACTGATGAATTCCACGGCTCGCCTTGTGACGCTGGGATGCGTCGTCTCTATGAACTTGGGTCGGAACTCATCTGCATTCCTTTCGACACTACCAAGGCTGCCCTTGATAACGCGAGGCGCAAGATACATCGAGAGACCGAAACCCGAAACAACACGCCTGAGAACAGAGAGGCCTACGCTCGGTACCTCGCTCCCATCAACAACTTCATCAAGTACATGGTAGATCATGGGGTGTACGTCTCCGACATCGAGCGTTCCCCTCGGACGATTGCCAAGCAGATCATGGAGTTCCGTGGCGATCTCCGCCGCTACCTCGGCAAGAGCCTTGACCTCTAGGCTTGACATTGATTGGTCCGAATAACTCCCCCGTCGCTCGGCATTCACGAGCGACGGGGGAGATCGTAACCATAGTGTCAAGGCCTAGGCTAGGCCCATCGCCCATCAATCTTCTAGAATTTATTCTTTTTCTTCATTCGACCCCTTGTGCGGGCCAGATCCCGCAGTAAGATTCAACCCATGACAAGTTTCCAGCAATTCAAACTGTATTCGACGGTGGTAATGACCAAGCAATCCGGGAGTCTTGAGCGTGAATGGTGGGTAACCTCCACGCGGCAAGAGGCAGAGCAGGATGCGCGGCAACGAATCGAGCGGGACAACCAGACCGTGAGCGTGACCATCACTCGCGTCCCGGTGTTGGTCGAGAACTCCCCGAAGCGAGCGTACATCAGTGGCCTAATTCAGGGCACGAACATGACCGACATCGAAACGCTCGGCGATGGCCCAAACGAAGTGATGGCAACGTGGGCACGGGACACTGGCTGGCTCATCCGAGACGAACGATCCAAGTCAAGGAGGATAGATGGACCCGATCTCGATCCAAGTGAATGCTAGTGAGATGGAACTTGCCCGAGCCTATGCCAAGAAGTTTGAACTTGGCGGGCGATCCTTCCGGGACCGTGCGTCTCGAATGGAGAACCTTGGCATTGATCAGTTGGTCGGTGTGCTTGGCGAGATGGCTTTCTGTCGATACCTCACGGGTGACATCAACCTGTGGCGACTCACCAAGTGGGCACGCTTCCAGTGCTTCAGCCAGAACGACAATGGGCAAGACATTCTCGGCCTCAACGTGGATGTCAAGACATCCCTCGTTAGATCATCAAGCCTCCCGATCAGTGAGTACCGACTTGCTGTTCGGGAGGAAGAACTCAGGACCGACACGATCTATATCTCATGCTTGATCACGGGCATGACCGATGAAGCGGCGTTGGTCAACATCATGGGATGGGCAGACAGGGAGGCCCTCCCAGATTTAGCGGTGACAGAAGGAACGTGGGCTGGATCCCATGTCCTACCTGTGAATCGACTTCACAAACTCCCCGACTTGAGATGGTTTGGAAGGTGACATCATGATGCTTGCGATTGAAAAACTCGGTGAAATTGGGAAGGCTAGGCGACTCAGGGATCTGGTCCATGGGGGCTGGTCTGGCCTTGAAGAATACGACTGCAAGATCCTTGTGAAGATCCTCGATGAATGGATCGAGATCTTGGAAGAAGAGAGGAACGAAAAGTAAAAGACGACAGGCGTCATGCTCATGGCCATGGGTGTGATTACGAAAGCGTGGCGGAATGCCTAGGCTTCAGGCTAGGCAACGCACGGATGAAGGGTCGCTCCCACCTCGGAGCCAATCGGTGAGAGGTGCCCCGTCGCAGGGGTGAGTCCGGTGTGGTCCACTCGACTACTTGAAGTAGTGGCCACTGTGGGTAATAAAGTAAGTCCCACCGCTTTCTGCCTGTCACTTCATCCAATCAGGAACATTCGGTACATCCGAACCATTGTGGAACGTGTCGCGAGACCCGTTCTGGGGCGGGGCATTCATGGTTGAAGTGCCCCGCCCCGCTTTGGTTCTGAGGTTGTACCTCGACACCCAACTCTGAAACACACGGAACTTTCGGTTCGGATCCTTCTTGTCGTTGTACAAGAAGTCTTCGAGCAGTGCGTCCAGCACATCACGCTTGGCCACGCCGTATGCTTCGGCAATGTCGGACACCGAGTCGAGCAACTCCTCGGTCACCCTCACAACTTTCGTGGTCTTTCGCTTGGGATTCACTTGGTGATTTCCTTGTACCTGTCAGCCACCTTCTTGTACGCCGCTTCCCTGATCTTGTTGATCCTCTTCAGGGTGTCAATGTCACCCTCGGCACGGGCCTTGGTTTCGATGGGCTTGAGTTTTCTGGTAACGACATTCATCAACTTCTTGATCTCAGGGTCGGACTTCATGGCGAGAATGTCAGAGTTCTGCCTGATCTCTTCGGGGCTATAACCGAGAAGTGTCGCACCAGACACCGAGGTTATCCCCCGCTCCTCGATCTCCTTCTCGATATCTTCAGCCACGGCCAGCCTGTCACCGTACTCGTAGAAGAGTTCTCGGTTTCTTTGGTTGGGATCAGGTACGCCGGTGAATCTTCGCAGGACGATAGTGTCAGAGAGGTCAGACTCCTTGGTCTCGTCGAACATATTGGTGAGGAAGTTAATCGCGTCCTTGAAGGTTCCCATCAACAGATAGTTCGTCGCGAGATACTTGTACGCTTCCGGCGTCCAGTCAACCCCCCC